GGTTGAACACACAATACGCACACCGCAAGCCCTAGCCCAAGGCTCCCATTCGAGAATCATGCCTGTAACCAGTCGTAATCGTTGTCGTACAGGCAGTGACAAGTCCACATGTGCCATCTTTGCAAAAACCATCTCCTGATCAGACCACGCGGTTTTTTCGCCGCGACAAGCCCAGGTATAGGCCAAGATAGCGCCTGTTTCCTGTTCTTTAGCAACCTTTAACAGTTCGGCAGCGGGATTGTAAAATTGTGCCACGGTGGCCAGTGTGAGGTTCCTGGCATAGGCAATGGGATCAGGTGTGAATATGAGATCTATTTCGTTTTGGAAGTGATCTTCAGCCATGGCCACCATATGCGGCACATCTGTGCCAGAGGTTGATTCCCATGACCATGTCATAGGTAATGTTTCCTTATGAGTCGTGAGTGTTCGCGTCTGGTAATCAGGTGCACATTGCTCTCTATCCAGTCGCCATCCATGTCAATTCTAGCAAGACACAAACTGTCCCAAGCGCGACCACGGCGTTGCCAGTTAGGTAGCCAGATATCACGCCATGTTTCCCATGGCAATGCCCAGTGTTGTCCGCGCAGTCGTGCGCTGACTCTGTTGTAACCAAATGCCACATACATCCGGTGCAGGTGTGGATCAGGTCCTGTAATCCAAGTCATAATCATTTCCAAAAAAAGGGTGTCAGTGGTGCTGGGCTGGGACTAGGACGATAAAAGATGGCAATCTTCGATCTAACTTGAAAGGACTCAGAACATGAATTTCTATACACTTTACCTTATAGGAATCACTTTTTGAGGGAGTGCCAACCACACTCTGCGTTTAACACCAGTGGCGCGATTGCCATCGGTGTCAGCACCACTGACAATGTTATTTAGTAATCAGTTGCGTTTTGCCTGAAAATCTTGCTTTTTTTGTTGGTGTCATATATACTATGCTTGAAAGGCGAACAAAATGAACAATATGATTCCAAAAGATATACAATCGCTGTTGAATTCGCGAGAAGTATATAAAGAAGAAAAGACAAAAAAACAAAACTATGCATCTCGACTTGATCGCGAAGATGCGGATGGGGTAGAGGTCTCTAACGAGACCTGCCTGCTGGCCCAGAGGCAAGCCTCTGCTCCTTTGGCCGTTGCCTCTGGCAAAGTCTCCCTTGAGTCAGTGACTTCGTCACTGGGAGAAAGTGGTAATGTTATCACGCCGCGAGAACTAACATCTCGCTATAGCGGTATCTCAGTGCAACATGTGCGTACTGAAAAAGGTGTCAAAGTTGCTGTGACATTACAAAAGCCAGAATGGGCCACAACAGGTGCTTGCCAATTGGCCACTGCTGAACTCAAACGCTATGACCGTATGCGGGAAGTAAAAGCACGAGCAGATGACTCAGAACACTTTACAAACTATCTAAATCAAACTAAAATAACACTACAAGAAGCAGGGATCAGACAGGTGTGTATGGGTAGATTACACCAAAGAGGCAAGCGTAGTGCTTGGTTATACGATACCCTGATTGTGGCATTTTTCAAGGATGAATGTATGGAACGAGTGATGTTGTATCTAGAAGGTGAAGAGTATGTGATTGAATTGGATCACGAACTGTCAGACGCACAGCAAAAGTATTATCTCAATCAAGGCATACACGGCGCAATAGCCAGTGCAAAAGCAGTACCAAGATTGGATGACTTGCCCCTGGTCAGGTTTGGAGGGTTATAATGACTCAAGCACTAAACGACACCGCGAGAAGCATCAATGGTGCTATCTGGAAACACAGACAACGAGCACCCAGCGTGGTGATTACCAGTCGTTGGCACGATGAGTTCATAGCACAAGGTCTGGATCGCAAGCAAAGTTTTGCAGAATATCGACGACTGCGTATGCGTGAATGGTATCAACGGCAACGACCCAAAAAATAACCAGTTAGGTAAATATTTGTCAGGAGACAAATATGGCCGCTTTCACCTACAGATACACTCAAGAAATGACACCCATTGGCAACCGCAAGTATGCCACTACCTATATCAAACAAAGCCACGCAGAACACACACGCCTACGAAACTGGTTGGTGCAAGTGGCAGATGAAATCATTGGCTCCTGCGAGATCAACGCCAGTCTAGCTGAATGGTTCTCAAGCCCCAACAGAGACTTTCGCAAAAGCCAAAAGGGTCAGTACTACACACCTGAAGAACTGCTGACAGACATGATCAGTCAGTTGGCGCAGGGTCGGGACATGACTCAGGCCATGGTGGATCGTTGGAATCGCCTGTGCTCGGACACACCTTGGGAGATTGAGTTGACCACGAATTCACAAACTGCTGTACCGGCGCAGAGAGTGGGCCAGTGAGACTGGCACTACAATGCCACTCACCTGTTTTGAGTTTGCGCCAGGTAGTGCGTGTTTGTCTCATCGGATGTCCAGCGTGATCATATTGCGACTGCTTGAGGCCACCACCACAGGAGGCGGATTCACAGCATCAGGATCCAGTTCAAAGCGTTCCACACCACAATGCGGCAACACAATGGCGTCTGAATAGATCCACATGCCAGCAGGATCCGGTGCTGACTCAAGTGATTCTCTGCGTATGTGTTCTCTAGGTATGCGCAACACATACACAGGCCAGTGACCATAGTTGTTGAGTTGGCGATAGCGTGTGTCTGCTGTGGCGGGTCGCGAATACAAATACAACAGGGCTGTGCTCAAGCGTCCTGTGGCCGGATTCAAGGTTGTCTTTCGTTGAGGCTCGATGGTGCGTGTGCGTTCAAACTCCTGGTAGTCAGACTCGCTCATGGCCAGGTAATAGTACTTTAGTTTTGGTATCTTCATATACACTATTTAGGCTCAACGGAATTTGACGCTGAAATACACTTGTGTTATACTATGTACTTCACCACAACAAATGTCTAAATAACACTATGACACACTCAAGATTACTAGAAGTTGCCCGCCTGCGTAGCGTGGTTGCCAGAATGGTTCGCATCTGGGGCACAGACGCCGCCCTGGAGATGCTACGCACCGTGATTGAATCTGAACTGTTAAAGGACAAGATAGAATGACAAACCCCCAGTGACTCCTTGCAACGACCTGGGAAGGTTTGAGCCCACAATTCGGTGGGCTTTTTTGTGGCCGCATAAGTATTCATATGACAACGGAAAAGATTTCAATAAAACCCGCTAGAAAGAAAGCACCCTCACGCGGTGGAGCACGGCCTGGCAGCGGTAGGCCTCGAGGTTCAGGCACCAAGGTCAAACTGGAAGACTTGATGCTGAACATTGAACTGGAGACTGGTCGCACCTATGGTGAACTGCTGGCACACAACTATGCCCTGGCCATTGGTCGCTCGGACTGGAACGGTGTGCGTGACTACGACAAGGCGTTTATGAACAAGATGCTGGCCGACAAGTCAGAAGTCACAACAGTGGAAACAGATGATGTGGTGGCACAGAAACAGCGGGCTTTTGCAGAAGCCATAGCCCAAATCGCTGGTATACACAAGAGCACATAAATAACATAGAGGAAAGCACAATGAAACACAATCCAATAACACAATCAGATACCAACATGAACTTTGATGGCATGCAGAATCAATCCGCCGCAGCCCTAAAGAGATTTGCTGGTAACAAATGGTCAGGACATTCAAACGATGGTCGTGAAGTCAACTTCGGTCGTGGCCCCACACGAGGCAATGATGGCTCTTGTGACACACCCCGGAACCTGGCTGCCTCAGTAACACGGGACACAGACCGCCGGCCCATGACCAGCCCAGTGCCCAGTCTACCAGCCCAAGGCTCAGTGCGTGACAACATCAACCGTGGTAGCCAATATCGTGGCGCAGGTGGTGTGATGGCCAAGTCACCGTCAAACCCAGACAAGATCCGCGTGGGTCAATCTGGAGGCGGCACTTACAACAGTGAGAAGCCTTCAAAGACGCCAGCTACCAAGCGTGGCGAATCCAACTTCAACTTTGGCCCCAAGAGCCAATACTAAGGACTGAACAATGATACCATTCTTCCCTCAAGGTCCTTCAGCAGTAATTTACTACACTGATGACTCTACAGACACAAGCATAACAATGAGCAATGCTGAATATGGCATGCCCAATGTGTTGTATGTTGTGAACGAAGACTCAGCCAACATTGTGGCAGTGAACTACAGTTTCGATAGTCTCAATACCAATGCAAGTGTACCAACTTCAGGTGCCAATGGCATTGGCGCAATCATTCCACCATACGGCTATGCCTTGTTGGCAATTGATTCCAATTACCGCACAGGACCCTTATACATTTCAGCCGCAGGCCATTCCGGCACAGGCAATGTGTATGTGACACCTGGCGTGATCGCTCGTTAAGAAAGAAAATACCATGGCAAGAATATCAACCGCAAACATGCAGGCCAAGAGCATTAACCAAAAGCGTGGACCAACCACAGGCAATGGCGGCACAGGCACCAAGCGAGCCGACTTCATGAGTGAGAAAGCCAAGTCTGGTTCAGAGAAATCAGACCTGGCCAACATGATAACAGACGCAGTGGCCAGCCGTGGAACAGGCATGAAAGGCTTCCGTGACAAGAGCACTGAAGGCCTACATACCCGGACCAATGTGGGTCGTGGACCTACCAAAGGCAACGCAGGCAAACAAAAGTCTGGTGCCGCAAGAAAAGGCGCACTAGGCGCTACCTCTGGTTATTAAAAGACCAACCCACTAGAGTAGGCACAGGGTCTACTCTAGTTTTTGATTTGTTTAGAAAGGATATGTTATGAACAAAGCCACTCCTGCCCCCGAGGCAAACATCTGGGAAACTGTCCCACAAGAATCGGCCCCAATGGGTCGAGAGAACTCCCCCAAGAAAAAAGAAAAGATCCGACCAGAGCCTGCGGCACCTGTCACAGACTCACCTGAGTACGACATTGACGGCCTGCAAACAGACTTTCCCACTGCCACTGAACTGGAACGCTTTGTGTTTGACCAGACTGGTGTGGTGCTGAGCCTCAAAGGTCGTGCCAACAAACTCAAATACCAAGTGGCCATGGATGTGCTGAATGGCACACCAGTGGAACCCAAATACATTGGTGAAGGCAATCCTTACCTGGACAAAGCTGACCTTGTGCCTGAAGAACCACACAAGATCCTGCCACCAAGATCACCAGAGATACCCGACATGGCAGATCTACAGAACGAATTCTTCACAGCGTTTGTGCCACACTCGGATCCTGAGTATCATGCCCGTGGCGTCAAAATGCATTGCACATTCCGCAAGTACAAGAATGGTTGCATCACCTATGAAGTGCTGGGTCCTATTGAACCTAAACCATTCGGCGAAAAGATTGACAAGTTTGGTCGTATGAGACCCGAGATCATCAAGTGGACAGATCCGCGCACAGGTGAACAGATTGTACAGCGTGAAGATGGTTCAATGACTCCAGTGGGTCGCAGACTCAAAGTCATGATGCAGAGCATGAAGTACAACACCACAAACCAGTGGTTGCGCTACATTGACCGTGACTTCATCAGCCTGGATCAACGAGCAGCCGCCAACCCTTGGGACCTGGAAAAATGACCATGGACCACACCTTGAGAGATGGTATGATTCACAACGCTGTAGAATCACGCAGAGCAGATGAAACCAAGATCTTGCAAAAGGTCAATGCTGCCAATCGTGAAGCCTTTGTGCAACGCATGCCAGGACAACTGGAACACACCATGCGACTGGTGATGGAACGCCTGCAACACATTCTCAGCAAGCCTGCAGGTGTGGAACTCACACACCCTGACACCTGGTTGGGCACACCCGAAGACATCATGAGTCTTTGCCTGGCCCTGCGCAATCTGGAAGAGGTGCGTGTGAACTGGCCCATTGAACGGGCAGAATAATGCGTGTGGATATCTTGACCACACAGCACAGAGACTCCAGTGTTGTGGATCAATTCTGGCGATCGCAAGGCTGGGAACCAGTGTATCACGACAACACGGATCTGCCTCCTGGTGCAGGGCGTAATCGTATCCTTAAAGAATTCTATGCAAGTGATCGCAAATGGATATGCATTGCTGATGATGACATTGTGTTTGATCTTGCACGAGGACAGGCACAAGAATTCTTGCAGGATCCCAACGCTGTGTTGAATCGGATAGATCAAGAGATAACCAGTTTTGGTGTTATGAACAACATACATCATAGAGTGGACATCACTCTGACCAATCCTGTGGTCAAGAACAACTGGGTATTCTTGCGAAACTATTGGATAGGTTGTTTGATGTTTCATAGAAACACCGGTGGACAATACTGGTTCCATCCTACAGATGTGCTGGAAGACATGGATTGGTGCATTGAGCAACTGCTGGATCATCAGCGTGTGGCAACCTGTATGAATCTTGTGATGAAGAACATAGGACTCGCCAGCACCATATTTTCCAATCAACAGCAACGCCGTGAGCGTTATGCCGCAGCCAAGCAACGCATTGCCAATTCATATCCTGGCATTCGATTGACTGACACTGGCAAACTAATGAAAACTCGATTGATCAATAGTCATTGGCCAGCAAGTTATAATTGGGCAAGTGTTAGGGGCATTGGACCCAGTCTGGTGGTGCCTCGTGCTTGACCCAGGCGTGCTCATGCGGCGTGCTGTGCGTTGGACC